TGGGGGAATCTACTGTGTCGTTTGACGGGGTTATGTCAAGAATTTGGAAACGATTTGAACGATTTTTTCTAACAGTAGGATATGCAAGAGCGGCCTCAGAATTGGCACGACAGGGATATCATGTACAAGCAAAAAAACTTATGATTGAACTGACTAAAATTAGAGAAGATTTTAAAAGATGAGCGACGAAGTAAAGGCCCAGGCACAAGAGCAAGCAGAAATTGGTTTTGATGGATTCATGCTGTGGTTAAAGCGCGGAACCCTATGCTCGTGCCTATTTCTTGCCGTAGTGATTTTCGGTTGTAATGCTGGGGTAGAAGATAATTCTTACCCAGCATATAACGGAGAACAATATGCACCTTCCAATATGGACATTAGAAAATAAGAATTAAAAACTACCCACACCTCTTGAAAACTTTTCATAACTAGGATCAGAATTTCTAACTGTTGGTTTGGGTTGAGATAATTGTGTTGTAGAATTATTCACGGTGTTGATTGTGCTATTCTTCGGCGCGATTACCACGTTGTTTCCACCAGAACCATTGCCAGTAGATTTGTCCAGAGCGTTTTGGTTCATTAGGGTTGCATTTTCATTTTTTGAAAGTCGGTCGCTGTTTCCACTAACATTTTCCAGCTCAGAACTAGACCTTCCGCCAGGCATTGCCGCGGCCGTTTGGCTCCGAGCAGATTGTTCTTGCGTACTACCCCCACCCATTCCTACAACTAGATCGGGTCTTCTCGCCTTTGCTCTCAATACAAGTCTCTTTTTTGCCGTTCTGACCAGTGAATCTTTAACTCCAGCTGGGGGATTTTGTAACATCTCATATGTAACTTTTCCGTCGGCAGTAGTTGCGCCACCTGCGTTAACCCATCCCAAAGGTGGTTTGATAGTATGTCCATCAGTTAGTTTCATATTGTTACTAGGCAAATCCGTAGAATTTGTTTCAGCAGAACTTACATTATCCTGTTCTGTTTCGGTGGCCATTGGTACTGCGGCTGCTGCGGCTGCAACAGGTGCTGCGGCGGATGTTGCAACGTCTGCATTTAATCCACTTTCGCTATTTGCATCGGGACGAATAGGTGCCTGTGCGGGAACGGGTGATGCCGATGCCGCAGGATTGTTTTGCTTCAGTTCTTCTAATTTTTTCTCATTCTGTGCCATACGTCTTTTCGCCAGTCGTGGTTTGTTACTTTCATACCACGCAAAGTCTTTGCTTTCTGCAATTTCTTTATCCGCCGCAATTTTTCCTTCGAGTTCTGCGACTTGTCTTTTATGTTCTTGTGCATTGAAGTCTTGTACTTGTTTCTCCGCCCCCAGAACCATATCTTTAGCCATTGCAGTAATTTCATCGAGGCGGGCCTGTGCCTGTACTGGATTATTTGCAAGATCATCCTCTAACGGAAAATCATTGCCTGGCGTTTTATAATAATCATTATATGAATCTCTTGCCATTAAACCAATATCAAGCGCAGCGCCTGATACGCTAGGTAAAAATACCCCAGCACCTTCTGCCGCGGCACCAAGAAAATCTCCATCCCAAAGCCTTCCAGCGGTAAAACCGAGACCCGTAAGTATACCAAGGCCGGGCACCATCTTTGTTGCCATCTTAGTGAAGTTTTTCCCTAAAATACCTTTCATTTTCTTTTGCGCGATTTTCTTGCCTGTTTCCACAACGCTAGATGCGGCATCTGGAATTTTCACGACATTTGATATGGCCGCAGCAGCACCAGCGGCCTTCTTTCCCACTAAGTCCTTTGCGGTTTGAAGTCCACCACCCCCACTTCTGGGTTTCGCACTTACTTTTGGCGAACTGGATGCGGATTTGGTAGGCATGTTTGTGTCGGGTTTTACATTTGCGTTGGCGGCAACCGGAACAGATTTGGGCTTTGCGGGATCTAACTCGACAACATTATTTTTTCGATTGAATTTTTCTGTTTCTGCATCCGCAATACGGTTTTTGTCTAAATCGGCTTGTCTTGTAGTTTCTTGTGCCTGTAGATCTCCGGTGTCAGTACCTTTTGGTGCCTCCATATTTTTCTGTTCTGTAGAAGTTTTTCTATCAACGCCGTCAAATTCGTCTGGGGCCGTGGAAATATTCTTATTTTTATCAGGAGTGTCAACACTATCATCAGACAAAAATTGGTTGGCCGCTACGGCGGCTCCAGCTCCAGCAACAGCGGTTCCTGCTAGGACTTTAGGATTGATTTTTGTTGCCATAGATGAAAAAAAGTTCTTCAATCTTCCAAGTTTTGAATTTTTAGTGTTTCTGCCTGAGCCCGTACCCTGTTGATTATTTGTACCCTGTTGATTATTTGTACCCTGTTGATTATTTCCTGAAGTGGTCGTTGTATTAGAAATATCTGGTACAACATCTGTAACATCTGATACAACATTTAACGCCGTCGATAATCCAAGAAGGGCAGGAATTCCTTTTACTAGACCCTTGAACCCCCCTTTCTTAAATAGTTTAAACGCGCCTTTTAATCCTTGAAGTGCTGCAATACCCCCACCGATATCACCAATAGTGTCTAGCAAACTTCCTTCGTTTCCACCACCACCAGCAGCACCCCTGCCACCAGCGCCGCCTCGCGCCCCTTCTTGCATTGCCTTGAGTTGTGCCAATTCGATATCAAGTCTCTTTTTTCTTTCACGGCGTAATTCTCTCGCCTCTTCAATTTCTAACGAATTGGGGTTGTCTGCATTTTCTCTTTGCCAGACCAATTCGTCATAAATTTTTTCAAGAAACGGTTGAAATTCTAATTGGGTTTCTGTGAGCTGTGTCACCTCTCCATCGGTGCCAAACTCGCCTTGCGTGGATGCCGTGTCGGTTGTGATACCCTCCGCCGGTGTAGAAATATTCTCATTGTCGGATGTTCCCCGCCGTGCTCTTGGTTGTAGATCCGGGCCCCGCCCTCTTCTAACAGTTTGTGCGTCCGTATTTTCAATTTCTTCTGTTGCGGACGGGATGTCTTGAACTGCGGCCGGTGATATATTGTCATTTGGTGTAGGAGCGGGTATATTGTCATTTGGTGTAGGAGCGGGCCGTGAATTTTCTTCATCGGATATAGATATTCCATATCTTTCCGCTATCTTTTCTAAATTTTTACGGGCCGCTATTTCGGCATCTTCTGCCTCTTTCGATGCCTGGGCCTTCCTAATAATAATATCTTTTTCTTGATCTATTATTTCCTGTTCGGACACCCCCGACACCGCGGCGTCACGTTGAATTTCTTCTTGAGTTTTATTTGACGCCCGAATTGCATCTTCATTTGATATACTTTCTCTAAGAACCTGCATTTCTTTTTGTTCGGTCTGTTCTTGAACGGCAAGTCTTTCTACTCTTTGGTCCTCTTCTGCCTTTTGTGCTGCCTTGCGTTCTTTAAACTGTGAAATTCTTTCACCGATAAAACTCGCACCAAATGCAAGAATCGGACTTTGGGATAACGCACCCGAAATTAAATTCCCCAATGCACCAGTAGCACCTTTGGCAGCACCTTTTACGACATCGCCCACGGTCGATTTAAAGTTTGAATTTTGATTGATACTATTCTGTGCATCTTTCATAGTTTGGTTTAGTGCTGCACTTTCCGCCCTCGACAATCCTTCGAGATTTCTGATAGACCTTTGTAGAGAAGCAACACGTTGTTGGGTTTTTTTGTATTCTTCAACAGTCCTCTCTTCTTGACTATCTAAAATAGTTGTCAATTCGTCGAAGGCGGCTCTCGCACCAGACGACTGCAACGCCGAGCTAGCGTTTTCCAAGGACGCAGCAAGCGCCGCCTCATTTTCTCTTTGCAGTGTTGCGGTTACTGATGCGAGATCTGCCATTTATTTTTTACCCATTACTTCTTTTGCGTAGAACGCAGCAACGATTGCTGCGACTGATACGAAATATGTTGGTGCCATATCCCCCAGAATACTGGCGGCCTTGTCTAACCCAATAAGTACTGCAATTACGACTGCGAACGGATATAGTAACATTCCAAATAAAGCAAACCAAGCCATCGCTCTTTGAGCGTCTTGTTTTTTATCTTCATTTTCCATATCACTACGCAGATCTTCTAATTCTATCATTTGTCTTTCCATCGCCATTTCCTCATCACTTACTGTTCCATCGCCGTCCTTGTCGAGATGTGCATACTTACTATTTTCTTCAAATTTTTTCGGTGCCATTTCGTGGTCCTTTATTGATTTTGTGCTTTTCTCTGTTCTTCTTCTTTTATATAAGTTATCAATAAATTTAAATAGACTTCGCGTTCCCACGGAATCATACCTTCCAACTCACTCAGACTATATTTATGGTGTTGCATTAGTGCAAAATTATTCCTATACAAACTTATTAGGGATTCATGATTTAAGGTTAGGAAAAAAAATCAGCCACACCGCTCACTTTCATTTCTTTTTTAAAGTCGCATTTTCTACATCTTATATTTACCGCACAACTTGTTTCGGGCATAGTTTCAAAAAAATCATTGATAGACGCAAATTGATTTTGTGTCAGATTTTCGATAAAATCCACAAGTTCTTGTGTTGTGTAGTCAGTGGCGTTTAATACCTCGTCATCTTCCGTTATGTACTCAATACACCCTGCAATGACTTCCACAATGTCATCATAATTTTCTGACTGCAAAATGCTGTTAAGTATATGAAAATCTGGATATTTCATTACTAAATTAATTCTGTCGGTCAATTCTATAGTAGTGCTGTGGTTTTCATCGGTTTCTTGAACCGCAACATTTTCCAGATCCATCGTAAAAGGTATGTCACAATCCCCTGCTCCACCATCTTTGTCTGGACACTCTGTTCTCTTATATGTTAGGTTTATTATATTTCCTACAGATTTAGATCTCAAATTAACGAACAAATATTCGATATCAAATGTCGCCAACTTGTCAATATCAATATCTTCAATTAGGCAGTTTCGAATTATTTGTTTTATTGCGTGTATTTTTTCTTCTATATCTTCTCCTTGCTGAGCCATTAATAGTATTTTTTCTTCTTTTACTAAAAATGGCCGGAACCTTGTTTTTATACCTGTAGATGGTAATGTAATTTCATACGTTGGTGTATCAATCCGTGGTAACATAATTTTTCCTCATAAGTTAATTAACGGCCGAAACGACTTCCAAACGATCGGACTCTTTCTTTTGCTTTGCTCTCAATATTTAGTGCAGAACTTACTCTTTGATTGACCGTCTCTTCTAAACTTCTTTTGCCATTTTCCAGAGTACTTTTTGCATTTTCTAATTTTTTAACTGTCCTGTCAGATGCCTTCCTTGCACCCTGATATCCAGCAGTCAATGAGTTTGGAGTATCTGGTGAAGATACTGTCGATTTTACTAGATCTGCGACATCTGACCCACTACGTGCCGCATTTTCGTGCGTCATGCTGGAAATATATTTTAGATAAGATATTGTGATTTGGCAGGTGGCAGGTTCTTCGTTTGAATATGCAAACGCAACATCGCCCAATGCGAGTGGAAACGCATCTACAAAATTGTATGCCTGTTTTATATCCCCTGCCGCATTATATACAGATAGTGTCATATCCCCTAAATATTTTTCTGCATATTCAACTTTGTGCGACTCATAGTCAACAATTAAATTCATCCATCTTTCAAAATATTCTCTTTCCGATAGCCCTTCGCTTAATAGCAGACTGAATGTTACTTGGTCATATGTCATTGCATATGGTGCCTGTCTGACCGGTCCATACACTTTTGTTTCTACGGTCGAAACGGATTTTCCGGGCAATGTAAAGTCTGCAACTCTATACTGCATGTCTTGATTTCCACCGTCAGCACCAGTGTTTATCGCCTCGGGGGCGTTGATAGATAATATATACCTGTTGGCGTGCAACAGTCCTTTTTTGCTTATTTCAGATACAAAGGTTGATATTGATGGATTGAAAGACATTTATTAACGACTCCTTGCACTTTCTGCCCAAACTTTGGCGGCAGGTGCCTTTTGAAATTTCTGGACCGGTAAGAATACCGCAACATCCCATTCGTTTGCATCTATCTTTACAAAGGTTCCTTTGACTTTAGTATATAGATATCGTTTCAGACAGGGTTTGATTACGTTATATTTAGACAAAGCTTTTAGAATGTTATACGAAATCTTTAATTTTGTTTCTTTGTTGTACCGTGTGTCGGAGACAACTTTAGAAAGAGACTCCATAATAAACAATCTTCGTTGTGGTGAGACATAATGTAGGTTGATTCCAACAAAGCCATCTTTAAGTTTTTCTATGACGAAAATGAGTGGAAATTCATCGTAGTATTTTAGTTTTAATTTCCACTTGGGATCGTATGAATAACAATACATCGCGCCGAGTTCCAATCCAGAAAATCCTCTTGTGCTATCTGCCAACAGAGATTTTCTTGATATTCGGGTTTCGCTCACTTTAGTTCTAAACCAATTTCGCGCGGCATTTGTGTTTGGACGAATGCCTCGGGCTTCTAATCTTTTGAGTAATGGGGTAAAATCTGACATTATCTTCCTACTTGATCCTCTGTAATAATTTTAAATTCCCATTTTCTATCCAAACAGAATGTATTTGCGGCTTTCCACTTTGCTTCATTCACGCTCCACGTTTTCATTTCGTATAGATATCTGGGGGTAATTGTTTTCTTTTTCTTTGGTGGTTTCGTTTCTTTTTTAGGTTTGACTTCTATGACTATCGTTTGAGTTTTATCGCCTCTTTTTACTTTTATTAAAAAATCTGGAAAGTATCTGTGCAATTTTCGGTCAACCGGAGATAAATAGGGAATAACCAACTCTTCGCTCGACCAACTAAGGACTTCAGGATTTTCATCGCAATATTTCATAAATCGACGTTCCCACATGGAACGATAAACGATATTTTTTGTATTTCCAACATATTTTTCGCCGTTCGTCGGATTATATTTTCCTTTATATGTGAACCTTCTCATTTCGACTACCAAAAACCTTTATAAATATATTTAACTATTTAGGAGAACTATTTATGGCAAAAGCACCGATGAATGTTGCATGGCAGCAGTCGAACATGAACAGGGAGCAAGGCCCGGGCGGAATGGGTGGAGCGGTCGCGGGTGATGCGAGCTCACTTGCCAATTTTTCTGCATCTTTTCCATCAGACGCCGAGGGCGGAAGTTCTGAGGATACTGATTTTATTTCCTTTAAGGCATATTCGAATAATGTTCCGGGCTATACTTCTATGACATCCGCCGGTAGTGCCACTGCGGCATTGGAACCGCAAGGAAATGTAAAATTGTTTATACCGGAAAGTTTGGCCAATTCTTCTAAATCAAACTACGAAGGAACGGCCAACGGCAGTTTACTTTCAGGCATTATGGGGGAGACGGCCAATCTTTCTGATGGGGAGGTCAACGCACTTGATAAGATTCTGGGAATTGGTACAGACGCCGCTGGAATTTTAGGTAGTCTGGGTGGCGACAGTGCTGAAGTGGGATTGCAGGCCGCCGGCATGACCTCTGCCGCGGCAAACAGACATGTTCTATTTAAAGGTGTTGAATATAGAACTTTTTCGTATCAATATAACATAATGCCACGAACTGCGTCCGAAAGCGCTCAAATGGCAGATATTATAAAATGGTTTCGTATTCAGATGCTTCCAGACGTAAATGCTTCTGGAAGTTTTTTTACACCACCAAATTATTTCGAAATAGAATATTTTATAAATGGAGCTCCAGCAGATTATTTGCATAAGATAAAACCATCTGTGCTGACTGATTGTGAAGTCACTTTTGGGGGCAATGGTTCATTTGGCAAGTTTAAGAATACGGGCGCACCTTCAGTGATTGCAATGAATTTGACGTTTCAAGAGGTACAACTTGTTACTAAATCAGACGCGGCCGCGGGGTATTAAGAAATGTTTAACCATATTACCAATATTAAATACGACATAAACAGAACTAAAACTCCTGTAGATGCTAAAAATATCTTCACTTATGCATATATTCTTAAAAAATATATGAGAGATAGTAGAAACATCGTCCACTACGTTCTCCAAAGTGGCGACACCCCAGAAAATCTTGCATATAGATATTATGGAGATCCTAAATTGTCTTGGATTATACTGCTCGCTAATGACATTAAAGATGTGTATTCTGAATGGCCACAACACGATACCGAAGTTTTAGATACTATACTGGCACAATACAGACCAGATAAGATGCCACATAAAAAACTTAAAAGAATTGATCAACTTCCGCAACTACCACAGGTCGGTTTTGACGGACAAGTTGTTTATGTGGAAAATACTGACAAGACCTATGAGTGGGCCGCAGGGACAAATTCTTGGAATTTTGTATATAACGGATTGCCAAAAAGAACGACTTACGATCAAGAATTCACAATGACTTTAAACGACTACTATGCGCCTACAGCGATAAATGTGTCAACTCCAACATCTCCGGAACCAATGGGGGGTAAAACTATAACCGTGTATAGAAATCATACGGCGGTTTTCAATGTTTGGTTTTCGAATCAGACAAAGTTTTATTTGTCAACACGGGCAATTGGGGCGTGGCAGAAAAATGCATATGTGGGGGAATATAGGGAAGGTCTTAATATCAGTAGGCTCGGCGATGGTATTGCCACATGGGAAGTACCAGCAGACGCACCGGATTATATTTACTATCACTGTTCGGACACAGGAGCCTCGGGCAGAATTAATGTTGTAAATGCAACGTCACAACATTATGTCGAAGGCACAGATTCCAATTCTTTAGACGGATATAATGGTAGGGGTGCGGGAAATCTTGCAAGAATCAAAGATAGTTGGTATATTTGGAACGGTTTGTATATTTCACCACAAACTGATAGTTTTAGATCTGGTTGGATTCCTTTGGCCAAAGAACTGCGAGTTTTACCTTTAGACATCGCAAAGAAAACTCCGGTACATTATATGCATAATGATCTTGGACATAATATTTCGAACGAATCCTATGCCCTATTAGAAAACGTAGAAAGACTTTCATATACTATGTTTTCTAGATGGGATGAGAAACACAAAGAAAACGAAAAATTTAGAGAAATAAAAATTATTCGTCAAGAAATTGCAGATCAGTTCGTTAAAGAATGGAAAAGGATTATTAAATAATGGCGGAGACGGCATATAATCGCGCAGGCGATTTTGAAATTAGAGAAATGAAACTGACAGCCCATAATGGGTTCGATGAAGCAAACCTTATTCCGTTTTATAGAACAATACGGGTGTATGAAGATATATTTTCAACCAGCGTTACTGCCACTGTGTCGTTTGCTGATACGAGTGGGATGATGAGATATATGCCCATTATCGGACAAGAAAAATTCGATCTCGAATATTCTTCTAAAAATATTGATGACTCAAGCACATTATTGAATATGATAGTAAGTAAAATTTCCGATGTGACTGTTGTAGGCAGCACCATGAATTTTACTTTGCATTTAACTACAGAAGATGTGATAAAGAATTTTGAGACTAGAATATCAAAACAATTTACTGGGAGCGCGACAGAAATTGCACAAAAATGTTTTGACAAACTAGAGTCTAAGAAAACCCTCGAACTTGAAGAAAGTGATGACAGATATGAGAATGAAACTGCGTTTGTCATTCCCAACTTTACCCCAATGCGGGCTCTGGCGTTTTTAACACAGAGAGCATTTTCTGACACCTATAAAACTTCTTCATATATGTTTTTTGAAACTACAAAAGATTATCAATTCAAACCTTTAGAATATTATACGCAACAGGAACCTAAAAACGCATTTACCGTGGGCGATATGCCAAATAATACTCTCGACCCAAATGTTTCAAATAAACAAATCATAAATTATAGTTTCGATTCTGCCTTTTCGGTAATTGACAACATAACAAATGGTATGTATAATACTAAACTGCACACGATAGATCTTATGACTAGACAGAAAAAGGAACATGTTCATTCTTATTGGGAAGATAATGATAAATATCAATACATGAATGATGGGCCTATACACGATGTTACTGGTGAGGGACGACAATACAAACCGGAAACCTTATACATCCAACCAGAAATAGAAATACAATCAGGATCGCCTATGTTTAATATGGAAAAGATTTTTCTTCAAAGAGTATTTTTTCAACAACTAATGAGGAATATTAAAAGTAGAATTACTATATTTGGAGATCATAAATTGACTGTTGGTGACATGATAGAATTGCAAATACCTTCGTATAGCACCACCGACCCAGACGAAACTAACGATTATTATAGTGGAAAATATCTTATCACTGCAATTCAGCATAGGATATTACTTGGAAAATATGAACAAGACTTGGAATTGGTAAAAGATTCTTTCAACACAGAGTTGCCGAAAGAAAAACCAGTGCCAAAAGGTGATGTCAAATCGTCGGGAAGAGCAAAATGAATTATTTTACGGGACGCGAAGGTTTGACGTGGTGGCAAGGAATTATTGAGGATGTCGTCGATCCAGAAGCCTTAGGTAGAGTCAGAGTTAGAATTTTTGGTTGGCACACAGACGATAAATCCGAATTGCCTACAAACCAACTTCCTTGGTGTGCAGCACTTATGCCAATTACTTCTGCTGCCATTTCTGGTATAGGACAATCGCCAACAGGTGCGCTTCCAGGCTCTTGGGTTATGGGATTTTTTAGAGATGGGGAGATGGGACAGGACGCAATTATTTGGGGTACTGTTTATGGAAAGCCCGGGCCCAATTCTACAGGGTCCGGTGATGGACTCTATCCATCGACTGATGAGAGGACGCCTGGAGCGTCCACACAGGGCGAGGCAGATGTGAGCAGGTATGCTCGCGGCGTTGGTGTTGATACAGGTGCCAGTGATAATGCAGGCGCTGGACAGGGCACAGCACAACATTCAAATCATGGTAAGGCCATGAACGAGGGTGAAGTTGCCGACGATGCAACAAACCGCGAAAGACTTTCAAAAATTACAACTAAAAATGGTAAGAGCACATATATTGCAACTGCATATGCAGATAACTTTCAGGCGTTTATCAATGAATTTGAAAAAACCCCAGCACCAAACCATCCCGATGGATATACAATTTACAGTATAGGTGGTTATGTGCATAGGAAGAGCGCGGCCGGAACTGGTGCTTGGAGTTATCATGCATCTGGTGCTGCGATTGATATCAACCCAAAGGAAAACCCATATAGTAACACTTTTATTTCGGACATGCCGGAAAACTCTTCAGCGATTGCGGCAAAATATGGCCTCGGTTGGGGTGGTGATTGGAACAGTAAAAAAGATGCAATGCACTTTAGTATGGCATCCGGAGAACGTGGTTCGGTAAAATTAAAAAGAAATGGTGTTGTGCCAGATCCCGCTACGGGGGCACAAACCCCGTCAAATCCCAATGCGGTAAGTAGTGAAACGAGTTCGCAAAAATATGGCCATCCGTCAGGTGGTACAGCGCCATCACCAACACCACAGGGTGCTCCACCACCCTCTGCCGATATTGATGAATGGATACCCACAAACTCCTATAATGAGGGAGACTATGTTAGGACTCCGGCACTAACGGAGGAACAAAAAAAGAATCAGGGCGAGGGTGGCCCACCTTGGACTGTTAGAAGTGGAACGATCTCTGCCGCGGCGACACTAGGAATTTCCGCACTCGACCTCGGTACTGTTATGTCTTATGAAACTGGTGGTACTCTTGATCCGCAGAAAAAAGGCCCGACTACAAAATGGGGCACACATCGCGGATATATCCAATTCGGAGAACCGCAGGCAGAAGAGCACGGTGTCGATTTTAGCACAAAACAAAGGGCGATTGATTCTCAACTAGGACCATCCGGCGCTGTTGTAAAATATTTAAGGGCTCATGGTGTGAAATCTGGTATGGGTAGATTAGAAGTCTATTCTGCAATTAATGCCGGTGGTGTTGGCGAGAAATATTATGGTAGGTCTGATGCTGGAGCTGGGGGCGCGAAAGGTACAGTTAGGGATAAAGTCAATAACCAAATGGATGGACACGAAACTAATGCCCGTAGAATGTTAAAAGGTGCTGATGGCTCTGCATTTATCGAACAGACAGTTTTCAGAGCAACGGTAGCAGGGACATCTGGCGATGATGGTGGTCCCAAGACTTCAAACCTAACCGATGGTGAGGTGGTGTGGGAAAAAGCACCAGATTCTATACAGGATTCGTCTAGTCAAGCGCAGAAGGATGCCGCAGAGGCCGCTGGACAGACAACTACAGATGGTTATACTAACGCACCACAGGGCACTGGTGGCAGCGGCACCCAACCACCAAAGCCACATGCCGTACAAGAAAAAAATAGAACTCAAGTGACTACGGAATTGTTTTCAGAGCCTGCAGCTCCATTCGCGGCCGAATATCCGTATAATAAAGTTTTATTTACCGAAAGTGGACACCTTCAGGAATTCGATGACACTCCAGGCGGTGAAAGAATAAACACAGAACATAGAACCGGTACATTTCAAGAAATGCACCCCGATGGTTCGATGGTTACGAAAGTGACTAAAGACAATTATGAGATCGTTTTTGGTAATGATAACATATATGTGCGTGGTACACTAAATATTGTTGTCGATAAAGATGTTAATATTAAAATATCGGGTGCAGTGAATGCAGACATTGGAAAGACCCTTGATACTAAGAGTGGTGGCAACACTACTATAAAGGCACCCCGAATAGATTTAAACCCATAGGAAATTAAAATGACCGATCACACAATTACTCATAAAGATTTTGATTTTAAATTTACCAAGAGGCAACTTATTGGTAAAAAAACTGATATCAGAACACTGATTGATAATACAAGAAGATCTCGATTTCCTGTTATTGAACAAAGTATCGCAAATATTATTTTGACCAACAAAGGTGAACGGCCTTTCGACCCTTCGTTTGGCGGAAATATTTACCATTCTTTATTTGAACAAATTCCATTTTTCGGAGATGGCACCAGCGCATTGGAAATAAATATAACTGAGAGAATCAAAGCGGCATTGAATAATTATGAACCAAGAATTTTGGTTTTGGGTGTGAGTCTAACGCCAGACAAAGACTCCATGTCTTTAAGAGAGCAGAAGTTGCGGAGGGTGGTTGGTGGTAAAGCAACTGCAAGTTCTGTAGATAGAAACGAAGTAAATATTCAAATTTTATATAAGGTAATTCCAATGCCTGAGGCGATAACATACAACTTAAAACTTAAAAGAGTAAGATAGATGGCAAAAAATATTAACATATCAGAATTAGATTTTAATTCTATTAAAAATTCTATTACCAACTATATGGCCGCGGACGAAACTTTCAGTGACTACAGTTTCGAGGGATCTGCTCTTAGTAGTTTGACCGATCTCTTGGCATATAACACATACTACAATTCGTTCTATCTTAACATGATTGCAAATGAAATGTTTTTAGACACGGCGCGGATGAGAAACAATGTTGCATCTAAGGCGAAACTGCTTGGATACCTACCAACATCTGCACGATCTGCAAGGGCGACAATTTCGGCAACCTTTGAAATAACAAACAGTACGGGCAGGAGTAATACGGAATTATCTGTTCTTAAAATTAATAGAGATTTCGTATTCAAATTTTCTGATTTGGGAATTGACTATAGATTTGTTCCGGATATAACCAGAATTGTTGACAGACAAAGAGTCGAAGATTTGGGCGATGGTACATATAAACATGTGTATGAAATTTTTGATCTTGTGGTCGTGCAGGGTGTCGAGGTTGTCGAAAATTATGTAGTAGACACGGCAGACCCCAACCAGAAATTTTTTATGTCAAATTCGAATGTTGATACAACCTCGTTAAGAGTATTTTCGTGTGAAAATCGGGAAAGTTCTTATTTCGAAGAATTTAAACTCAATACTGACACCATGAAATTGTCTGACATATCGAGAACATATTTCTTGCAAGAATCTCATGAAGAAAAATATGAAGTGGTGTTTGGTGACGGTGTGCTCGGAAAAGAGTTAATAACGGGCAATGTTGTTTCGTTGACATACCTGATCACCGATGGTGCAGTAGTAAATGGGTTGACGGGTAGTATGAATCTGCTTGGAAAGACCGGTGTCGCTGGTCTGAAACTTTCTACTGAGGCAGCCGCGCCGGACAATCTAACTATTATAGGTAGAACTTTCGGTGGCGCAGACAGAGAAACAACAGACTCAATTAGATTTTACGCACCAAGAACTTTTGAGGGACAAAATCGAGCCGTCACGGTGCGCGACTATATGACAATTATTCCTAAAATTTTCCCACAAGCAGAATCTATGAATGTGTGGGGTGGTGAAGATAACGATCCACCACAATATGGCAGAATTTTTATGTCGATCAAACCTAGCAAGGGATTGTATTTGTCTTCGTCTGAAAAAGACGATATTATTACCAAACTGATGAGGAATTATTCGGTAGTGTCTCTGAAACCAGTTATCATGGATCCTGAATTTTTACGCCTAAAATTAACTATCCAAGTGAAATATGACGATGAGTCAACGCTAATAGAAGAGAGCGAGTTAAAACTGGCAGTTAGAAATTCGGTTATAGAATACAACAGAAAATTTCTAAACGATTTTAATAGCTATTTTAGATATTCGCAATTATTGGCCACAATTGATGAAACGGACACCTCGATAACAAATAACTTAACTACCATGTCTCTTATCAACGAACAGTCTGTCACATATAACACTGTGGCCGAGTACACATTTAACTTTAGCAATGCACTACAACCAGGCAGCGTGTATTCTAATGGATTTAATGTTGCCGGTTCATCAGAGATTTACTATCTCGATGATAACAGTCTTGGTAGTATCAGATTTTACACAGTCACCGGAAACAACACAAAGGTATATAGCGCAACGCTGGGAGGCACTATAAACTACACAACCGGAACGATAGTAATATCCGGTGTCGCAATTACAAGCGTACTACAGGGGGACTCAATAGGCGTTGTGGCTGATCCCGCATCAAATGATATCTTCCCTGTCAGAAATCAAATAATTTATTTAGATCTCGACGAACTAGAGATTACCATGCTACCAGACACAGACGAATTTAATGAAAATTATGAAATTTCAACACAGAGAGTTCAGGTATCAAGATCTGTCGAAACAAGTTTTAACAATACGATGGGTACAATCTCTGATAGTGTCGCACCCACGACATCTGTTACGAGAGTTTATGGCACTAACGTAGGATCGGGTAGTGGATACTAAAAATGCAAAAAAGTAATATATCGAATATCGCAAATCAAATAAAAACTCAACTACCACAATATATTTCATCTGATGAAGATTATAAAATATTTGTCCGATTTTTAGAATTGTATTATGAATGGATGTCTGAAGAATCGAATCCCTCGGAAAGGGCATCAAAACTTGAGAGTTTTGCAGATATTGATACGACTATTGATATTTTTACTTCCATGTTTAAGGATGAAATGGCCTCAGTATGGCCTACTATCGTAAGAATAAAATCCAATGCCGAAACGGCAACAGAAAGAAATCAAAACAGAAATAAAGAGGGTGATGCCGGGACCACCGTCGAAAGTATTTCCGATCAACATTGGTTGACGGATGGAGTCTCCTCTGTTTTTGATATGGACTATTTTAATCCGTTTTATTATTTTGGTGGTGACTATGAAACGGTTGTAACAAATATCAGAGTTTTCATTAATTCTAACGGTTCTGCGCGGGGCGGTTTTACTACCGCCGCTGACATTTCAGAATTTTTGACATCGCCTGCGAAAGACCCATTAGGCGATTTGGGTGATTATGTAGAATTGACAGAAAATATTGATTATACTCTTTCGGGAAATAAACTTAAATTTGTAGACAGTATCGGCAATCCAGACATTTATAGTATTAATGATCTTATCAAGGTAAGATTTCGACTCGCAACAATTACGCCTGCGGTTGGAGTGGATACTAGCGATGTGGCCGTTGCTCAGATTGCTTCTGAATCAAAATTAAAAAAAGGTAGCTATACAAATCAGGCAAATTTTCTGAAATATATGAAAGACTTTTATCAATCTAAAGGTTCTGAAGATTCGTATAGGTTTTTATTTCGGGCCTTGTTTAACGAACCCATAGAATTTTACTACCCAAAAAATTATACATTTAAATTGAGCGACAACGAATGGGACACTACCACCAGCGTTAGAACAAAACCGTATGTGCAGAACAGTCCGACAAGTGTACCAATCGAAAGTCCTTATCGTATAACAGGTCAGACCTCTTCTGCCACTGCTACTGTGCAGAGTTTTGAAGACAACATGTTGAATTCGACCGCCTTCAGAGAATATTATATCACTAATATAGTAGGCGAGTTTTTGCCTAAAGAGAATATAACAGTAGAGCAACAGGATGGCACAAGTTATTCTGAAGAACTTTATAATTGTGTAGTCGGATTTGACATTATTAATGCAGGAACCAATTATCCAAGAAATGTTGCCCTGCAAAATTATTTTGCCACAAATGGTAGTGGTAGTGGACAAGGATTTGCAGCATATATCCACCACACGACTATAGGTTCTATAGACAATTTAGAAATTGTGTCTGGTGGCGATGGATACATCATCGGGGAACAGATTGAATTCAATGCAGATGGACTCGGCGGTTCTGGTGAATTCAATCTGTTCCCCGATGTCCGTGGCGAAGAAGAGAATTATGAAGTCGTTTTCGTGCAAAATCCACATGCAGGCGAATATCCAGAAACGATATTTGAAATCGATCTTGCAACAATGGACGATGACAATAAACAAGATCCGAATGGAACGACTCCGCTTCCATATCCGAGTAACGCCTTGAATACTTTAGTGTCAATAGAAAATGTAGATTTTCTTGAGGACGATGTGTTTTATCTGCATGGGTTTGAGAATTTTTATGATCCGACCAGAAAACTTTTAAAAGATGGCACTCCTTATTGGGGTTATTATACAAACCAAGCTCAAAAAGGTAGTGTTACGTCACTTAGATATAGCAGTTCGGACATGTCGGTATCAAATCCGACACCAGAACTTATAAATTTAAATCACAATTCTGTGACAGAAACTAGATATCGTGCAGATTTGAAATTTACAGTTTCATCCGTAGATGCCGATGGCGCAATTACTAATATATCAATAACATCAGCCGGAGAGAACGACACACTATCTTTACCAGCAAATTCGCAATCTATCTTTCCACTCACAGTAAATTTACAAAAACAACCAGCACGATTAGAGGGCGGGAGGGGATTTGGATTATTATTTGATATTGCATGGAACAAAACTGACAACACGTTAAGTGTTACATCAAACTCTAATACCGCATCGCAATTATATGTAATTGGCGATACTGTAAAAATTAGAGGTAGCGATCTTGGCGCGCTTGGAGTAGATGGGGTAAACGACATTTTTGTCAGTGTTACTGGTGTTTCTGGCGGTGGCGTATATACTGACATAAATTCCACTGGATACACTGTCGCCACAAAAAATGGTACGGGTGCCGTATGGGATGTCGATACACAAATACCATACACCCACAAACAGGCCGTTTTACTGAGCGATTTGGATGGTTCTACTTTATCACCAACAACAGGTTATGCAGTCGGAGATGTGTTTAAAATTCTTGGCAGCGATTTGGGTGGTACTGATGCATCAAACACACTATTCATAACAGTGGACTCCGTTGACGACGAAGGCAGAATTATATTGTTTACGACAAGTGGTATTGCTGTCGGCGGTGTTATTGACACGTTTACTATACAAAGTGGTTATGTCTTACCAGATGTAGTTAAGACAGTTTACGGGGCAACTTTATCGGGAGGGTCTGGATTTGATGCACAAGTAAATGTTGTACAGAGTGGCACAACATATGATGTCAGACTACCTTCAAGAACAGACCGTGGTAGGAACTATATTGTTGGCGAAACTTTGACAATATTAGGTACAGCCTTTGGCGGAACATCTGCCAATAACTTAACATTTGTTGTATCTGATGTAGACGCCTCGGGCGGAATTACTGGTATATCAAGCGTTGTCGGCACAGCTCTTAATGCAGATCAGGTGACTGAAGTAAAACCTCAAAATCGCGTAGGTATAGGTGCCCTTTTTGACATCGATATCTCTTTAACTACAACTTGTACTGTAACAGTTTCGGGCGGTAATGGTGGAATAAATTATAATGTCGGTGATAGATTGGTAATTCCCGGCGATCAGTTATCAGAACAGTGGATTAAGGATGGATTTACTTCCAAGTTGGATCAAGTCGGCAATATCGCCCTATACACTAATCATGGCTATTTAAGAACTGATGATATAGATAAACAGTTTGCGGAGCATTTAACAAATGATGAACTGACTATTGATTTCTGGTATTTCAGAAAATCAACTGCCATAACGACTCTTGGGGATATTGAATCTGGATTGTTATCATTCAACGAATTACTTGGTGGAGCTCAAAAAACTCTTTTAACACAACGTCCAGACGGTACGATAAAACTATCTAAATCTGATGGAACGCCTAGCGGCGGATCTGCAACAGGGCGACATGCCAACCACCTCGTATCTCCCGTTCTTTCGTTTGGCGAATGGTGTCATATTGCAATATATTTCAGTAATGGAGAAACGAGTTTATACCTCAATGAAAAAAGAGTAGATACAGTAAATGAGAATTTGTTAGAATATGTTTCTGGTACATCGGTTTATTTGGGTGGCCGCCAAGGTTACTCTGCAAACTTTGGTGTTGGCAATCATACTGTTGGATTTTTCGGTAGTCTCAGATTTACTTCTGGACGCAGATACGAGGAATATGTGTCTGGATCCGACACATTGATAACCGATGACGGAACTGAAAACCCCAAATCTGGTGGGGCGCTGTCGCCAATATATGTGAATCCAGTTCCGAGTGTTGAATATGTCAGACAATCGCTTCCATTTGTAGATAATTTTATTGCAACCGATTCGCAGACAACACATTATATTGACTACGATCCCGATCAAGTTATTACAATAAAAATAAATGGCGTAAAAGCCATCAGCGGATTTACTGCAACCAGTGGAACAACTATTACGTTCTCTCCCGCACTTGCCGAAAATGATACAGTAAAAATAACGGCGTATGCAACTCTTTCTGACAATTTGGAATATATCATATATGATACCGATGCCCCTGCGTCAAATAGAAATAAAATATCTTTGAGAATTTATGACTCTGTTACCAATGTATATTCTAATTATCAATTACCAGACGGGAGGGCCTTACGTGTTAAGTGGACTGCCAAATTGCGTTCTGATATAACCAGCACAGAGTTGGTCACTGGTGGTTATGGATATTTTAGAGCACCATATGGATATGTGCAGACAGAAACTTTAGGATATGATTCTATGGGTACTGGGTCACAATTCATCGGTCATGGAAAAAATATTGGCGCGATAGATAAGATCCGAATAAATGATGCACATCTTAACAGTTCCCTAGATGGTTTTGGCATCGGTTACGATACTGCCCCCACATTTGATCTCACTGGAATTGGCGATGGCCAGGCTATAGTCAATGCAGTCATCGGTCCGTTATGTGTTACGTCTGGAGATTTTAGAGACCAAAGATCGTTTGCGTCCGCCGATAATAGAATTACTGATAGTTATTTGTGGCAAGATTATTCATATGTTATAAAGGTTGGAAGATATATTGATGAGTGGCGCAAGATTGTCAAGAAAGTTTTACACCCAGCCGGACTTATGATGTTTGGCGAATATTCTGTTGTCACTGATGCCGAATTGCGCCGCGGCACAGAAGTTTGGCAACAGTTAATATATGAGATTATTAAAAATGTCAATGTAAAAGTGAGAAATATGGATGGTCTTGGGCGATGGACATACCTCAGTCACGATTCACTCCCACAAGATACAAACTTCTTAAATTCTACTGGACTGCGTATTACATATGATAATCGTCAAGAGACAGCAGATGGTTATAGAGATGGAGCAGGCGCAGTGATTGGACTGTATAACGGCGTCGGCCGGGGCGAGGTCGCGGACGACACAGTAGGGAGCGCTTCAGTAGATCGCGGCACTGGGCGCTATGCGTTGTTAGGCGCGGATGATGTAGACGCATACGATTGGTATGACGTGCAGAAAATCGCATTAAATTACAGCGATGCATCTGGCAAAGACTATGGATATTATTATGAGTCGGAAATTATCGGAAATACTGTTACGATATATGACACATCTGACGCGACAGTTACCGAAGACGAATGGTTAAATACTCAATCTTGGGGCAAGTATAGAATTCTTGCGGTGACATTTTGGGACAGCGCCATAGATCGTAGAGTTACTTTTGACGTTCAATTTTTAGGCAAGTATGGCAATTTACCTATTGATTATGGATCGCCATCTTACCAGCCAAATAAAGTAGAATTTAGATGGGATACTGTCTTTAGAGGTAACGTCGACCGGTTGCCTAACTATTGGGTTGGTTCCATTATGGATGGAGCGAATCCACGCGACGAAAAAATGATTATAAATATTTCAGGAAGATTTAATAACAACAAAGAGGGAGATGTTCCTACTCTACATACGACTTACAGATCCCTCGAACGTTTCAAATTTTATTTTACAGATAGATATCCTTGGCAACGACTGTCGGCTGCATTGTTTAGCCCCGTTGAAGAAATTTACGATTCGCCGTATTGGAAACATAGACCTCTGAACAACGGCAACGGGTTGTCATATGTTCCGCGCAAAGGTAGTGGTTATAATATTTGGTACTATTTGCCTATAGACGAATCTGCCGATAGTGATTGGGTTGC